TTATTTGAATCCTAGTTTTAATAGGCATTCTTGGGTGTCCCATACGGCTGCTCCATAGGGCACTTGAAGTGTTTTGGGGAAGTGTCCGCGTTTCATCCATTCATAAACGGTTTTGTTTGACACGGGGGTATCACGCCCGATTGCCATTCCGATGAGTTCGGCGGCTTTTTTAATGTCTATCCTTGCGCCCAGTTCGTTGATGTTCATTTTTTACTCTCCTGTTCGGTTAATCTTGCTTTGTCTTTGCTTGCGGATATTCAGGCGGCTGCCTCTCCAAAAAGAGGCAGGCTGCAAGGGAAATAGTGTTTCTGTCCATATTTCTCTGCCTGTATCAGGTTGCACAGGCGGTCGCAAAAGCCGTCAAATTCGGCATGCGGCCAGCCTTCTATTTCGTTGACCATTTTGCTGAACCTCAATTCCCTGGCAATCCGCTTTGCCACCGCGTCACGGCATTCGTGTTCCAATAGGACGGGGTCTTCCTTTTCCTTTGGCGGCGCGGGCTTTTGAACGGTTTGCCACGAGTCGGCTTCAATCTGCCAAGTGTCGGCGGCGAGTATGGTGTCTGTTTTGCAGTCGTACAATTCGCGGATGCAGCCGCTGTCGATTTTGTCTTTATCGACAATCAGTAAAAGCACTTCGATCGGCGTGTCTTCAAACGCGTTTTGAATGCGGTTGAGTTCTGCCAGCCGGTTACCAATGATTTCGCGGAATCGCTGTTCGCTTTTGCGGTAGGCGATGCCGGGGAACAGAATAAAGAATCCGAATCGTCGGGCGTTTTCCAATCCTTTTAAAACGAAGATTTCATCGACTACGCCCGATTTCTTCCACGGGTATTCCTGTGCGATGCGGCTTTTTTCGTCTTCGTTCAAATCTTTGAGTTTGATGGAAAACGGCGGATTCATGACGGTGCAGTCTTGCGGTTCGCCGTCGGCATAAAGGAAAAAGCTTGTGTTGTATACTTGGGCGGACGGATAGTTTTGCAACAAGGTTGAGCAGGCTTCGGCCTGTATCTCCACGGCGTAAAATTCAGACGGCCTTATATACTGCTCCAGTTGCCCGCTTCCTGCCGCGCCGTCAAATACGCTCGGATGCTCGCCGCAGTATTGGTGAACTTTGGCGGCAACCAGCCGTCTCAAGCTGTCGCCTGTGATGTATTCGGCGTAGCCGTCGGCTTTTTTACGGTTGTTGTGTTCTTGAAACGTCATGGGTTTTCGTCCATTCTTTGGCTTGTTCGGGTGTGGCAAAGCGTTTGCGGATTCGGTGTGTGCGGTGCAGTTTTCCGTCTTCGCCGCGCTGAAAAACGCTTATTTCGCCGCGCCAGCAGTCGTGCCGTTTGTGTTTGATGCCGTGTTTGAAACCTTTTGTGCTGGAGTCGTGATACACGCAGGTTCGAATGTGTGTTCTCATGCCGCCGCTTCCCTGTGCATGAGGCTGATCAGGTTTGCTGCCCGCTTGAAATGTTTCGTCCAATTAAAGCAGCTAAAGCCGGTGCCGTTGTCGCAATGTCGAATGATGTCTTCTGAGTCTTTTACGGCTTGAACCAACGCGCCGCCTTTGTTCGCTGCAAGCAGCTTCATCATCGGCTGACGCACGTCGCTTATTCGTTGGGGACGCACGGGATTCAGCGGCTTACCGTACATCGCCGAAAGCTCCTTATCCGCTTGAACACCCACATCGTAAAGCAGGTTCGCGGCGTGTAGGATTCGGTCCGTAAATTCCGCGTATGGCATCTTCAGGCGGCGGGCTTCCGCGCGTGAATCCGCGCCGTTGATGACTTTGTCAACCGCCGAAATCAAACCGCCATCAAGCTCTAAAAACGTCATGGATTTCTTGGTGACGCTGACGGCAATTGAGTATGTCGATACTTCGGCAATTAGGCGTGCAGGCGCGTCTTTTAAAAACTCTTCATACGCAGCGAACAGATTTTGCAATGGACGCAGCACGAGTTGCCGCTGATTCGGGCTTAAATTGTCAAAATCCTTAGTCCATTTTTCGACAGCCTGCGACGCTTCACGACAGGCAAACAGCACGCTTTTCTCGTTCGCAGGGTCGTCAGTGTTGCAGTACAGGCTAAGACGTTGAACCTGCCTGATGATATGTTCGGCGAAGTTGATTAGCTCCTGATTGCAGGCGTAACACATATCTTGCAGGGACAGCCACATCATGATGCTGCACGTCAGGGCTTCGTCTTCTGATACTTTCTCGCCTGACAACATCTCGGCGATGTTCTCTTTTTGCGCTTTTGATGAGGTGGATAGGCGGTTTCGGTCAACGTTTTTTACTGTTCCCGCGCGTTTCAGGGTGCGTTCTTGCTGAGCTGATTTCTTTGCCGCTCGCTTGGCGGCAAGCATCTGTTTTGCCGTCGGTCTTGTTGCTACTGTTTGCATTTTGTTTTCTCGATTAATTCCCGCTTCTCAACGGCTTGGGCGTTTGGCTGCCAGTTTGCTGATATAGTCGTCAATCTCACTGGAAAGCCAGCCCACAACGTTTGCGGATACTTTGAATGGGCGCGGAAAATCGGGGCGGTGATGGCGGCTTTTTGGGTCACCCCAATTCCATATGGTGGAACGGCTCACGCCTAAACGCTCGGATACCTGATTAATCCGTAATACTGACTGATTCATGTTTTCGCTCCTGTTTATTTAATCTGCAAATTCTGACGCTCTTCAATCTTCGCGCCTGCTACTTCCTGACCGCTTTCAATCGCTTTTCTGATGGCGGTTTTATCAGGCACGACTGTTACGCGCTCACACATAAATTCGGCAGGTATTTGCGACTCATCGAAAACGTAAACCGCTTTGGATTTGCGGAACGAGGCTTTAAAAGTGCCGTCATCTGCTTTAATCTCTTTGATTCCGGCAGCAAGCATATTGCGCTCCAGATAGTCTTTAAGGCTTTGGTTACGCGCCTTGATGACTTTTAGTTTTTCTGTCATTTGCTTGATATGCTCTTCAAGCATTTCCTCTGTTGTTTCTTGGTTTTTGATATAGCCGATAACGGATTGTGCTTTGACTTCGAACTGCCCGATAACGGCTTCCAACGTGTCTTCGCGCTCGGTTTCACTGTCGAAGTAGTAATCAAGTGCCGCCTGTACGTCTGCTGCGCATTGGTAGAGTGTAATATTCATACAATGTCCTTTTTATAGGCCGCCCAAATTCAGACGGCCTGTGCTTGGTTAGAACGGTTGTTTCTATATATAGATTTCAGAATGGGATGTCGTCGTCAATATCTTCAACCGGCGCGGTTTGTGCGGTTTGGTACTGTGCCGGTTGTCGTGTCGGTTGAGGCGGTACAGGGCTATTCTTGCGCTTATCGACAAGCGGTTTATTTGCAATATAGGCCATAACCTTACCAAGCTGTACCGGTTGGGTTTCGCCGCGCATGATTTCGCCTGCGCTCAGTTCGGTGGTCGCCTCAAAGACGCTGTACAGGCTTGCGGTGGGATTATCGCGGTCGTCTTCATGAATCATTTGAACGACTATCCCTAATGCGCGCCCGTGCAGTTTGGTGAAGCAGTCGCGAATTATCACTTCATCCTGTTTGGTTTCGCTGTTGTACTCTTTAACGGAGGCGGATACGGCTTCGCCTGTATCATGTTCGCGCAAACAGGCGAGAATTGCGCTGATGGTTTTCAAGCCGCCTTCGTTTATTGTGCCGTTGGCGTAGCTGGTGTTGATGAAGAAAGTGGCTTTGCGATTTTGGCCGTCCTTTACGGACAGGCGGAGGTTTTCGCTTTTGCCGTTTTTGTTGTTACCGATATGGAAAACGGCACTTTCAATTGTGCAGATGTATTTTCCTGCCTCGTTGATGTAGTTGCTGCGGTTATCGTAGGCGATTGCGTCTTTTTTACTGAGTTTGAACATCTTGATTTCCTTTCAATGGGATGTTGTAGTAGTTGCAGATTTGCACGTCGATTTGTGCAAGGTCGTTGGGTATTTGCACGCTTTCAAAAAGTCCCATCGGGCTTTTTACGGTGTCGCTGCCGTTGTTTTGGGTTTGAAAGGTGTAGTGTCCGTTGGCGGCCTGCGTCCTTAAAACGATGGTAAATAAGCCTTCCAGTGTGATTTTGTCGTCCAACAGCTTGCCTATGGTTTTGGCTTTTGTTTTGCCGTAGTCGTCGGTTTGGGTGTGGCTTAGGATATAAACGCGCTTGTGTTCGGGCAGACTGTTGGCGGTGTTGATGATGCGCCATGCGTTGTGTGCAATTCGGTTGAACTTCATGAACTGCTCGTTACCTCTTGCTTCCACTGTTACGCCGCGCATAAATTCATTTGCCATAACATACTGGAAGTCGTCGATAATGATGATGTCTTTAGTTGTCCGCTCAAGTATGGTGCAGATATGTTCCGCTTCGTCGGTAATGAATATGTTTCCGGCCTCCCCGGTTTTTACGAGTTTTCCTTCTTCACTTTTACGCGCGGCGGTTGCCCAGCCTTTGGGTTGAAACGGCAGGGGTTTGCCTACTGCTTGTATCAGGCATATATCAGTGGGGAATAGGTTGCGCATGGATGCGCTTTTACCTGTGCCGCTTTCGCCTAATATAAATACAGATATGCTCATTTGCCTCTCCTTTATCTGATAATGCTTTTAATGTGGTCTTCTGCCTGTTTTTCGGTCATCCGTCGTGTTTCGGCGGTTTCTGCGCATAGGCTTTGCCAGTATTTGATTTCTTCAGGGCTTGGTATGTGCGGCTCTATTTCTCTACTGCCGTTATAAGCGGTTTCAGGATGGAAGCTCATTCTTTACCCTCCGGCACTTCTGCATCGCCGTGCACCCATCGGTAATCGGCTTCTTCCTCAGCTATGCGTTGACGTTCCTCTAGGCTGATAAGTGCGTTCAACTCTTCAAGCTCTGCCTGTTTTTTCGCCGCTTCCAGCCTCATGGCGGTTATTTCGTCATGTTTAGGCTCTGCCGCCTTGCTGCCGGTATTTGCACCGTAGGCATAAGCTGCTGCGATTGCCGCTGCTGCGATTACGGCAAATACTGTGTTCTTCATCATCTTCATGTCATGTCTCCGTGTGGTGCGCACCGCGCCTGCCAAGGATGGGGCAGACCGTGCGCGGTCGGGGTTATTTGCGGCTGAAATCTGGGAAACCGCCGCCGCGCCCACTCTCCGACTAACGGCGCGGCTGCTATCAGGCATTAGCCAAACTGTCTATATATTCCGCCCGGGTGAACCATTCTTTTTCATCTATTGCGTAATTCATCGCTGCTTCGGTATCCTTATCGACACAGGAAGCATCTTCCGTAAGATACATTTCCCAATCCTCCTGCTTATAAGGCTCTCCATCCGCATCGCTGATAAATTCCCGTGCCGATTTCTTGGCAATCTCAAGCAACTCAGATTCGTGCAGGCTTCGGTTTTCTTCTTTCCAATCGTCCCAAGCCTGCCGCATATTCTCCCGTGCGTAATATCCGCCCATCCCCCAATCGGGGCTGCTGTAACCGATAATGCCCATTTACTTCATCCTTTTTGTTTGAGAAAACCGCCCGTAGCATTCACTGTTTCGCCGTGCCGTTGCCCCACTTTGAAGTGCTATACTTCATCGCTTTGTGCTATCCCCGTCTTGGCAGATATAGCTTTCTGGCGGTTTGTTTTCTAAAGAGTTGTTTGTTTCGATGGGTGTAGTTTAGTAAATACTTAACATATAGTCAAGTAAAAAGTTTATTGATTATTTAATAAATATTAAACTATTTGATTATTAAAAGAATTTATTTTTGAGATTTCGCAGGCGCAAAAAAACCGCCTATCAAGGCGGCTGTGTTGGTTTTGTGTTGTTTTCAGGTTCGGCAGGGCGTGAAAAAGTCCGCATAATGCGGGCTATTGGTTCGATTTTTCAGTGATTTGGAAGTTGAGCTTTTGAATAGCGAGGAAATTTAACGTGAAGTATACGATACTTAATACAGTTAAAAGGGCGACAAGTAAAGACAGCCTGAATGTGATTGCTACCCCCTGAATGGTAATTGCAAGTTCAAATTCGGGAGCAAGCTGATAGGCAAGATATCCGACTGATATGATAGCAAAATAATACAAGTAGATGTTTCGAACCTGCAGGATGTTGGTTTTGATGGCCTTGTAGAATTTGATGTTCTTGACCTTCTCAAGGTTGATGGCGCAAATAATCCCCATACCGATGGAAAACATGATGCCGGCCACGGTATAGAGGGTGCCTAAAAAGTCGGAAGCTGGCTTGGCACTTGTCGTTGAAGCAAGCAAAACTGACAAAAACACAAGCAGCAGACTAAGGGTGAGTGTCCTTTTCATGAGTTAATTCTAGCAGAAAAGTGCGCATCTCCTGTGATATAGTTTGCTCATTCGGTTTGCCTGTGGTGGTTCTGTCTATCTTTATAGTCTTAGTTTTGTGTATGCTTTTCCCATTCATTATTACTTTGCCGTTTCTGTCTGTGATGGCAATATCATCCAGATCAGCTATCGGTTTGAGCAGTGCTCCATAGGCTTTTTGAATCTCTTCCGAGCTGTTTTTTTGTTGCCGCTTGAATTTGATGATAAGTTTCGCAGAAATCATCTGTTCCAACGCTATTTCGTCAAGGTACTTAACATCAGTTTGGTTTTTCAAAATAGAATGCAGCCATTCGGCGGCAATATTATGAATATTTATCATTTTTTTGCCAATTGAGTCGCCCGTATTTTTGTCTTCGTTTGCCCATGGGGAAATTGCCGAATCTTGGAAGGTAATATTCCTGATGTCTTGCAGCGAGCCAACCTGAACAGTATCAATCATAGGGGTTAGCTCATATAGCGTACCAAGCAGCCAGTTGAGGTAAGTCTGTAATTGTCGAATCGTTTGGTTGCCGGGCAGGTTGGTTACAAGAAACTTGTCTGTTAAGGCAAAATAGTAGTGGCTTTTATAAATTGCAGCCGCCCTGTTTAACTCATCTTCGTCAAGTTCGTCTAAGGAAAATAAGTTTTTCCCCATTAAGATTTCACTGACGTGTTGGACATTATTCCCGGGAGCAATACGCAACATGGTACAAAATAACGGCTCTTGGTCTGTGCTATCATGATTGTAATTAGATATTAAATCTGCCTCTTTATTCTCATCTTGCTCATTCAGTACCATTTTGCGCGAATTGGCATTCTCGGATGTAACCAATTTACTCCTCAGTGCGGATAAAATGTCCGCACTTCTTTGATTAAAATCAGGATTATCAATAGTAAAAGCCCGTAACTTCATTTCATTAGACACAGCTATTCTCCCTAACAATATTTTGTTTCAAAAATACAGCCCCTCATAATTGGCTGCTCAATCCCAAATCAGCCCAAGGGGTCATGTTCAGTCATACCGCAGTACCTCAATCCGGCACGCTCCACCAAAAGACCCTGCCGATAACGGTCGGCCTATTTATCCAATAAGGGCGAATCCAGCTGTTGAATGCTCCGGTTGTTTAAAATGGACTGTATCTGTCGGCGTGCTTGTTGATTCAGTGTTACAAGCCGTTGTTGTTGGGTTTGCCCCAATTCAATCAATAAGGCGTTTTGGCTTTCCAGGCTTGCCAAGACGACAAGCTGTTCGATAGAGGCATAGTCTCGGATATTACCCGCTTTATCAGGATTTGCCGCCTTCCATTCCTTTGCCGTACAGCCGAACAGGGCTTTATTGAGTATGTCGGCTTCGGTTGCGTAAATAATGCCTGCTTGTCTGCTATTGATTTCGGCGGGTATCAGGTTGTTTTTGATGGCATCGGTGTGAATCCTGTATTGCGCTTTTGCCAATGTGCGCCGTACATCCCATTCCGCCTTGGCCGATTTGGATTCGGCTTCTTTCAGGCGTTGGAACTCTTTAATCAGATAGAGTTTAAATTCCGGGCTCAACCATGCGCCAAACTCGAAAGCGATGTCTTTGTGCGCATATGTGCCACCATATCTCCCCGGTTTTGCAATAATGCCGATGCCGTTTACTTTCTGCGCCCATTGCTTGACCGACAGCGAAAATCGGTTCAGGCCGGCTTGGTTTTTAATTCCCTCGAAATCGGGGGAATTAAAATCCGGGTTGTTGATGCGCTCCCAAACGCCTAAAAAGTCAATGGTATTTTTGTTTCTTAACCAAGCTTCAATAAGGCTGCTACCGCCTTCAAAATTTGCAACCATATCGGTGAGGCTGATGTAATCCTCTTGATTGACGGTCGTAATTTTGATGTCCGTACCTTGGACGGTAATCATTTCATTACCCATTCTTTTTCTCTTTTCAAATTAATTTCAATCCAACACGCTCCACCAAAATACCCTGCCGATAACGGTCAGACTGTCCAAGGGGGCGGTTTCGTCAGGATAGAAACCACTGTTGTGGCTGCGTATCAGCACGCTGTTGCTGGGCTGCCGTATCAGGTACTTCACGCGGAACATCCCGTCTTGCGCGAAAGCATATATTTTACCGTCCCGTATAGTGGTTTCGCCCGTATCTACGGCGATTGCCGCGTCTTCTGCGATTTTTTCCTCCATGCTGTCGCCGGTCAGGGTGCAGCAAAACACGTTGTCGGGATTGATGCCTTTGCGTTTGAGCGTGGATTTGCCGAACGGCAGGCGGTAGCCGTTGTAATCGGGAATCTCAAACGCGCCTGCCCCGCCTTTGAAGCAGCTCTCTTTGAGGTAGGGGACGAAAATATAATCATCGTCGGGCAGCGGGTCGTTGCTGCTCCATGTCATCGGGCGGTGGATGTCTTTGACTTCGTGGGGGAGGTCTGGGTCAATAAGAACGGGCGTTGGTTCGTGCGGAATAGAGTCTAAGTACAGATCGCCCATTCCATATTCTTCTTCAAGCCGCCTACTTACCTTCTCCCCAAAAGATGCTTTACCGCTCATCAATTGAGATAAAAGGCTTTTGTCTTTAACTGGCAACGTTTTATTTTCAAAGAATCTTTTCAAATTATCGATACGGATTGCCTTCAGCTCGCTATTAGTCATTTTTGCGCTCCATTCAAATTGGGATTTAATTTTATTTAGTTTTTGCTAAACAAACAAATATTAAATGTTCTTGCCTGTGCGTTTAATGTTTGCTAAACTTGTTAAATGTTTACAATGAGACCACAGAATGACTCATTCAGAATTTATTAAAACGCTGTCAGAACAGCGTGGTGCAAAAACGGAATACGCTAAAAAACTTGGCTTATCCCTGTCTTTTCTATGGCAGATAGAAAACGGACGGGCAGTAACGCCAAAGCGTCTTTATAAAGACGTTATGTTGTTGACAAAAAATAAGGTTTCTATTTCTGAATTAATTTCGGAGTTCAGGGTTTGTCCCAAATAAAAAAGCCCGTCGGGGATGACGGGCGAAATGTGGCTGTTCTAAACCACGTTGAAGGATTTTGAATGATGACAGATTTAAAAGAAACGCGCAATGCGGCGGTGTACGAATCGCTGCTGCTGACCGCCGCCTACATGAGGGCTGAAGACGTGGAAAAGGCACGGCAGGCGTTTGAGGCGTGGACGGAAATTGTGAGAGGGGTTGATGATGAAGCCGTCTGAAAGTTTGAGAGTGGCAGGCAGACCAATCGCGTATTACCCGAAATTGGCAAAGCCTTTGGGCGGTGTAAATGCGGCAATATTATTCGGGCATTTCTTCTACTGGAACGATAAGACGCAGTATGAATTAGGCATTTACCGAACAGCGGAAGAAATTGAAATTGAAACCGGGCTATCCGTTCAGGAACAAAGAACGGCACGGGCAAAGCTGAGAGAACGCGGCGTATTGATTGAGACTGAAAAACGAATTGAACACCGCATTTACTACAAACTGAATTTAGACGCTTTTGATGATTTGATGTTGCAACATTCGGGGAGTGAGGAATCAA